TGATTTAAGTGACATTTCGCAAGGAATAGATCCAATAGAATCCCACATAAACAATAAATCATAAGGTAAATTACCTTTTTTCTGCTCGTCAATTAAATCTAGAATAAACACAGCTACATCTTCAATTGAATTAAGGTTTTCTCTATCTATATAGATAAAATTACCATTATAATCTGTGATTTCTCCTGTTTCTTGATCTACGACTTCATTGACTTCTAATCCCATTTGGATAGCGTGTTCCCAATTCCACTTCATCTCAGTGATAATGAATACAGGAAGAATGCCCATTTTTTGAGCATTAACTGCTGCTTCAATCATAGTAGTTGTTTTACCAGTATCACTATGTCCACGTAGAAGAACAACGTGACCTGTTGGAATACCGGGCACAGATGTTACTTCTTGAAAGGCAGAAGATAAAGGGACCCATCCTTGAGGTTTAAACTTAACGCTGTTGTTAAGCATTTTTTTCTCCTTGAATTTATCAAGACTAAAACTTGATTTTAATTCTTTAGATACAGCCGCCGTAAGCGAATCGCTTTTCTTAGTTCTTGCCATTATGTAGATTTAATTAAAATGGTAAATCGTCGTTATTTGAATCGTCATCAAATAATGAATCAAACTGAGCTGCTTTATTTACTTTTGCTGCTGGGGTTTTGATTGTGTAATTGTTTTGAGGTGCTGGAGATGCTACTTCATCTTTCTCATCATCGATAATGTCACCTTCTCCGGCTTCATCTTCTGGTGATAACCAGTTTTGTAAATACTCTTTCATTTCATCAAATGAATGACGTTTGAAAATTTCAAGTGGGTTTGGTTGATTGTCTAACCAATCTTGAACTTCCTCTCCATTAACACTTAATGGTGTTTCTTTAACCTTAGGCATAATAGATGATTTGTTGTAGCTAGTACCTGTTACTTCTGGTCCTACAGTTGTGATAGTAATATCACGTCCTGATACAACATCAGTAAAGTCACCTACATCTTCATTGTCTGCTAGGTTTAGGAAATCCATATACATTTCCTTACCAAATTGCCACAATTTAACACCTTCATCTTCTTTACCACGAACGATAACAGGAGCAAATACACGCATTTTAGCATCTAATTTCTTAGCTAAACGCCAATTATCACTATCACTAGTTTGACGTAATTGCTTTGCGAATTCAGCAATAGGATCTTTCTCACCAAAATTAGTAGGAGAGATCATTACTTTTGGTCCGATACCATAGTAGAAGAAAGCTTCTGTAAATGGGTTTGATTTGTTGAACGCATTGGGAACAACACGAACGGTTTGTTTGCCAACTTCTGGTCGCCAAAACACATTTTTACGCTCCGTCTTTGGAGAGTTTTTTGTTTGAATCGAGTTCAAACGGTTTCTGATTTCATTTAAATCCATAACTTTATTTTTATAATTATAACGTGAATATACTAATTAATTTGGCAGAAGCCAAGTTAAAATAATTTTTTTCTTAAAGATCTATGATTTTATAGACCTTTGTATTTAGTTGTTTAATTTCGTTTCCGTGGGTAAGTAAAATACAATTTTTATAATGTTGCCAATCAACCCTAAATTTAGGATCCACAACACCACCATTAAGTGACTTAATTAAAGTATTAAGTGCGTTAATTGTATAAAGTGTATTTGTATCTTTTTTGCGGTGTACTAGTATAGTATTATCTGGAATTGTTTCAACATTACCCTGTTCAACGTTGTACGTAATAACATATTCGTTTGTGCTTTTAATAAAAAGGACAAATATTTTATTGTACATTATATCATATGAATTACTTATGGAACTAAGTGTAGTGTCTATATCTTCTTCATTCACAAATGTACAAAATAGTTTATTGTTCAAATCTATAGTATTTAATGGGATATCAAAATCGTATCCGCTATACATATAGTCATTATTTCTTAAAATCGTAGGTGCTTCCATAACTTGTTTTTGTTTGTAATTTTTTATTTGTAAATATTTTATTTATATCATCTATTAAATTCTCACTATTATCCATATCGAAAGTAAATGAATCATAAGTATATAATACTAACTTAGTGTTCTTACCTCTTAATAATTTGTTTAACTCCATCAATATACACACATTAGTTGACGTTTCCAAGTTTTGAAGCACATAATTAAATAACTTCTGTGGGTTCATTTCATCCATTTTACTTTTCTCAAACCAATACCCAGAGCGTGGAACCTCAATATAACCATCATCGTTAAATTTCTTCCAATTGTTATCTATATATTTTTTTATTTTCTTGAAGAATTCAAGGTGCTCGTATTCCTTAAATATTCCTCCGTATAGTTGCTTAAACGTTAGTTCCTTAGCTTCTTTATAAGTTACTCCGTACATATCGGCAAATGCTTGGTGTACGTCTTGCTCACCAAAATCAAAATCAACTAATTGAGCTGCTAGGTTTGGGTGATAAGCACTAATATCAAGTTCTATAAATTCATCGTTATCGGGGATAAAACTTTTTCTAGCACCACTCTCCTTGTTTAATGCGGCAAAATTAATGCCATTAAAACTATTACTTGGTCTACGAGTAGTTGTGACCAAGTTGTAATTTGTATAAATACGGTCTTCATTGATTGAATATATCTCATTTGTTGGTTTAAAATGCTGGTCAAATGTTGATCTATCAAATTTAATACCATTTTTCTCTATCCCAAAGAAAGCTAATGTGGTATAATTGTTGTAGAAATCAAAATATGGTGGTAATTCTTTCTCAAATACGGGAAGGATTTTATCATATATTTTCTCACACATCTCATAGTGTTTCACTACGGGTACTATTCTATTGATATCCTTTTTATTAGGATATTTTTGATATAATACGTTGTGAGCTTGGGTTGGTTCTTGTATATACGGAGGGATTATTATGGAACTGTCGAGCAAGCCTTTGAAGGGGAAATAAAATAATGTTGATTTTTTATCTCGTACCCAAACTTCATCTATATTACGTATTAAATCGTCTACACGTGTTTTATCCACACCTAAACACTCACTATGTGATACGCACAACATAAATGCTTTGTGCTCATTATACGGTTTAAAATACACTAAAGACACATCGTTTAATGATGGGTGTATGTTGTTATGTAGTGGTATTACTTCAACAAATGCTTTTTTATAACGTTTGTTTTGTAAATATGTTATTTGTTCCTCTGTTTCTATTAACCAATACATTTATAACCTTTTATTTGTGGTAATATAAAATAATTACCTCATATATCCAAGTTTAGGATGGTTATTTTGTTTTGTAAAATTTATTATACCCTCCATTAACTTCAATATATTGATTAAAACCAAATAATTTTAATTCATTTTGGATTCTATTTACTGTTGATTTATTTACAGATATAACCGAATTTAAATCCCCAGTAAGTATCCATGTTATTGAAAAAGGTATGTAGTATTGCCAATCCCATTGAGGATCACGTGCTATTAATTTTTTGGATTGACTTTTATCAATTTCATAAAATTTATATTCGTTAGATTTTTTAGCAAATAATCTTATAAAACTTCCATAATTGTAATCATCAGATGATGGTGGTGTTTTTATAGTATATGGGAGATTTTTTGTTTCATATTGTTGATATGGGGAATTTGGGGGAATGCTAGTGTATGAGGATTGAGGTGTATATGGAGACACAGGGGGGGCAGATTTGTTTTCACGTATGGGTGTTAGTTCTTGGGAAGTAATATCGTCTGGGGATTTACCGCTAAAATATTTTCCATTATATGTTGAATAATATGGTCCTTTATATGGTAATTGAGATTCAAAGAATATAAATTCCTGACCATTAGTGTATAAATCTGTAATAATTTTATTTTTAGGATAATACATTATGGTGTGTTTTTATAAATTTATCATTAAGAAAATAGTTTATTTTTTTTTATTTAAATTATCCATAAAATAATTTTCTTATAAATATTTGGTTTTTTAATAAAGTTAAGATTATTTATATGATAATCACCATTATCACCAAGAAAGTATATCTCCAGGTGTATTAAATCTTTTAAAGTAGTCGTTAGCATATTCACTTCTTTGATAAGGTTTATACTCTAGACCTTTACGTATATATATCTCAAAACCTTTATTACAGAATTTGCATATCTCCACTTTTGCTGCGAATTCGTATGCAGCCTTATAAGGATCAGTTTCTGATGCTGTATCTCTGATGTATTTTTTGACTGCAGAGTAGGTACTTGTTTTCTTGTTATTTAATAGAGAATTGATTTGTTCTTCTACAGTTCTACCAATAATATTATAAACATTATTAATATTTTTAGTTCCCCCTCTTGGTGTGTATTTAGCATTCCATTGTATTAATCCAACAGATGGGTAACCATTTAAGTCATCAAATGGTTTGACGGTTGGGTTAAATCTACTTTCTTTATGTATATTACCCATAATACCAGCTACTTGCACTTGAGTAAGTCCAGCATTTTTAAGAAGATTTTTAACTTTAACTTGATTATCTATTTCTTCTTGTTTAGTTATTCTTGAAGATATAGAGGCATCACTAGATGAACCCACGGATAAATATATTCCTTCAATTGCTCCATAATCTATAATATCACTATTAGTAATTGTGGTATGTGCTTGAGCACACATACTTTCTATTTTAGTTGTCCATTTATTTCCTGTTACCGAGTGGCTAATACTTTTTATAACAAAATCTAAATCAGTAAATGTTGGGGGTGTTATTTTTTTATCGGTTTTAAAACGATCAAATAATTTAAACCCACCCATCCCCATAATTGATAAACTCATATTAAATGGAAGAAGAAAGGCAGATGATCTTCTTTTGGTTGAAACTTGATAATTCATACTATATTGAGAAGCAGCTGTTAATGCTGAGGAGTATTGAGATATTTTCTCACTTTCAAATCTACCTTCTTTATAAAACATAGATCCTAATTTCTTTATTTCATCAATTTCCTCTTTGCTGAAATTTGTTGGATCCTTTTCTTCTTTGGTTGATGGGGAGAAAGGGGATTTTTTATTTTTAAAGGTTCTATCTTCTAATCCCTCATTATATTGAAAGAAGGGGGTTGATTCTGTTGCTAATGGATCTGCACTTCCATTTTTAGCACTTATAACAGCCATTGCTCCTAATTCTTTCGATATTTGAGTTGTAAAATCAACATTTTCTACAAAACTTCCTTCTTGTCCTGATCGTATTGGTTCAAATCCATAAATATTAAAAACAGGAATTTTTTGATCTTTAGGTATAGAAGGAAAAGAATGAATTAATTCTTTGATAGTTATTTGATTATTTTCATTGCTGTAACCTATTTCAAAATTATTAATCTTACCTAAACATGAACTTATACCATTCATAAGATGTTTAAGATAATCAAACATACTAATATTACCTTTTACATCTGTGTATTGGAAAGCTGTGATAGAAACAAAATTAAGGTTAACCCATATATTCATAGTATATCCTTGATGTTCATTTTTTTTAAATCCACCTTCTACCTCCTTTAATTTCTTAAGTATAGATTGGTTTGGGTTGTCTACAATACAAATAGTTGGATCAGAAGAAGATGTCAAATCTATTCTAGAACAAATATTTTGATCTTTCTTACCATCAATACTTAATAGCTGTTGTTTTTTGTTATTTATAATGGAAAGGTTATTATTTATGAAATCTATTAAATCTCCTAATCTTATATATGATTCCGTACCATCACCACTACCATTTTCTACTACCATATCACCTTCTACTGTATATTTTTTATTTTTAGTATGGGATGAAAATTTCATTCTACAACATCTATTAGGCGTTTTTCCATCTTCCGATAGAATAAGCATTCCATTATGCCAATCAGGTTTATCATAGGGTAAGGTTGATCTACTAAGTAGGGTTTGAAGTTGATACATATAAAAAGATATAATATTACTTAATCTAATTTCACTTCCCGAAGTTATCTCCGTAGGATCTGGGTTATTTAGTGTATCTAATTGAGCATTCAATGTATCTATTTCATTTTGGATATCTTGTTTAGGAGACGATATTATTGGAGTTGTAGAAGTATTTCCCGTAAGTGGATCTGTAGTTGTGATATTGGTCACAGGGGGATTCAAGCGGGTGTTGTCTGCTACTATGGTTGTTTCATTTACAAATATTCTTTCATTCGTTTTTTCAATCAATCTATCATTGATGTCTTGCAACTTATCTTTTTCAGCTTGTATATCCGCTTCTATTTGAGTAGCAATGTTGGCTGTTGTTGTAATAAAACCACTATTAGCAGAGGGGATGTTAATTTTTAATGATTCTGCTATTGCTCCTAATGAAATTAAGGATACTTTTATAGTATAAGTACCATCATGATTAAATGTATAACTAAAATTAGATATAGGACCAAAAAAAGCTTCATAATTACCTGCTCTACTCTTAGCTGTACTTTGAATAGTTTTATACATCTCCCCAACCGGAAATTGCTTATCTGAAAATATTTTGTTAAATGCGGGGGTTGAATTGTTAGGGAGTTGAGGGATTATGGTACCATCATTGTTAACATATGAAGTATGTCCCCATTCTAATAATAAATTATATCCGGGGTGGCAATATAATGCATCTATTATAGCAAGTTGTTCTCTATTAAAAGCTATTATTTCAATTTCTACTTTTGCATTTGTTCCACGATTGATATACCCAACATTAACTGATTTTATTCCAGGGGCTGGTCGGATTCCTTGGGAATTTCCTCCAAAACCATATGTAAAATCATTTATAGGATCCCAATCAGGATTATTTGTATAAGCTATATTTTGAAAATAATCGGTATTGGGTTTTAATGAACGCATTAATGTTTCTACTGAGCCACTAGAATCATTTTTTACTTCTGATACTCCATTATACAATACACATGCTTTTGCTAATTTCTCATCTCTATAATTATTATATTTAGTTTCAGGTAAACCTATAGCTTTAAAAATTCTATTGGCACCCACCCCATCACCCATATTTACGGATGATGCTAATCTAATCCAAGCACTGTTATTAAATTTCCAATTTTGTACTGATGGATTATTATTAATTGAGGGGTTGTTTCCTAAAAGAAGTTGTCTAATAGCAACTTGTTCTGATATTTCTTTACTAGGGGCTGGGAAGAGACGTTCTGGGACTTTAGCTGACATGGTTGGTATATTTTATTTCTAAATAACTGTTTGATTAAATGAAGTAAATATATCTAATATTTGACTTAAGTTTTGGGGAATACGGATTTGGATTCCTGGAGTTAGAAATAAAGATCCTTGATTGATTCTATCAGGATTTGCATTTGATATTATCCAATAATATTGAGTAGAATTATAATATTTTTGGGAAAGTAAATCTAATCTATCTCCAATAGTAGTAATAACATATAAATCATTAATATTAAGGGGAATAGGCGGGTATATGGGAGAAGTATAATATACTATAGGAGTTTGATCTTCCGTTAATAGTGATGTTATATTTGTATTTGTATTAGCCATTTGATTTAATATATTTAATTTATTTGGGTATTCCTAGTTAAATGATGGTTATAAAAATGGATTTTATGGTCGATACTGCATTTCTAAATCCCTTCTTCTTTCATCATTTATAAATTGTTCATTATTTAGAAATTGTTCATTTTCAATTTCTAATCGCTCATTTCTTTTTCTAATATTACCTTTAGATCTCATAGATATAAAGGGAGAAGTAATAGCTTCATCTATGTTTCCATCTTCACCATAAGTGGTAGTCCAAGATTTTGATTTTTTAGGAAGGAAATTTTGAACGGGGGTGAAACTACATCCTACTTCTATTATTTGGGGTAATATCATTGCCTCTTCATCTCTATCTCCCTTTATATCTCTTCCAATATCCCAAGGTGTTTGTTCTGTTATATTATAAGTTAAGGAAGATATAAATCCGGGAACTTCGTCAAGATAATCACCTATTGTTAATTTAACAAAATTACCTCTCATATACCCCGCATCTGAATAATCAGGAGCGAGGAGTGAAGCTAAGAAATTTAATTTCTCATATTGTGATTTTTGTTCACCATAACTTTCTACTGCTACTTTAAATGAAAATTGTAAAGCTCTACTAAAATTACCATATGTATAGAAATTTTCTCCCCTACCTGAATAAGTATGGGTAGACCAAGCTGCTCCAAATTGATCATTAATTGTTCCCAAATATGCTCTAAAATGAATAAATTCATATAGTGATGGATTATCATTATTTACTACTTGAAAATAAAAAGGAACTAAATCTGATATTTCTGAATTTACTGTCTCACTACTATACACAGTTGTAGCATTTATATTATCAACTTGGTTGATATTGTAAGGTGAAGATATATTTTTAAAATTAGTACCGGGGTTTGAGATTCCATATGTAGTTTCTAGGTTAAATTCTTTATATGGGGTTTTTGCTATAAAACTTCTAAATTCTGTAACATCGTCTCTAAAATCGGAAAGATTTGATAAACCCGTTCCTGTACTATTATCTATTCTTGATTTTTCACTTATTTGTTTAGAAGTAAGAGTAGAAAAATTAGAGGATGATTCTCTTTCTATTGTATATTGAATGTCTGTTTTTGAAGTATTCGTTACTCTTATATTTTTTCCTATTATATTTGTAGGGGATGCAGATATTCTAAATCCTCTAGATGATTTTATTGAATCACGAACGGTTTCTGTTGTTTGGTTTATTTTACTATTTGTAAGAAGTACTAATCTATTTTTTGGGGTTTTAGAATAATTATCCGCCCTATTGATTGGTGTTGTTTTTGTATAGTAAGTATTTGAGTCTGAAAATTTTAATGGGTTTAATCCCATCTTATTAACGTGTAATCCCGTAGTATTTCCAGCTACTTGAATAAGTGTGGATGCTGGGTTGTATATGTTAAGAGGATATATATCATTCGGAAGCTGGACTGTAGTAGAATTTGCTAATAAATTTTGTTGAGCAATCCAAAGCAATCCACTTGAACTTGTTAAAAATTTACCAATTCTAATTACATCATTTTTAATATGTTTTGTTACAAGGGTTCCACCTCTAATAAACATATCTTTACCACCTGTGTGGGCTAAATCTTCTATAGGTAAATCAAAACTATCTTTGCTACTTACTGTTACAAATGGTTGACCACTATGTCCTCCACCAGGTCTGTCGGATGATGTTCCTACATTAAATTTTAGGCTTTTCTGGTCAAATGATCCTTTAGCAATAGCATATGGGGGTGTAGCATAAGCATTACCCCCTTTATATTGTTGAGAAAAGGGATTACCAGGGTAAAATGAGCTTAAATCGGATAGTAAATTAATTAATGACATTATCTTGGTTTATTTTTAATGTATTCTTGATTTTTTTTACCATCTAAATCTAGTCGTGATTGTTTTAAATCATTTTCATAGTTAGAAACACCATTATATTTTGGTGGATCCTGTCCATCAAAATCACTTAATGTAGAACCATATATTTTAGTATTCCTCTGCAATAATAAATTAAGAATATTAGACATGTTTTTGTTTTATTTATAAATATTAAAATATGTTAATTTTAGGCCATAGAATAACTTTCTAGACCTTGAGATACTCCAACTTGATTACCATTCATTGTAATTGATCTATTAGATGATACTACATTTACTAAATTTTCTAATAAAGCATTTGTTTTATCTGTTCCTTCTAAACCATCACTTGTAGATCCAAAACTCATGTATTTGGAAGTAATATCGGATTGATATTGAGACATATTAGCTACTGTTGCTTGTTTTGCACCAGATTGGAGTTGTCTTTGGTATTTCTTTTTATCTGATTTTCTTTCAGAAACATCCATTAATCCAGTTACAAGCCCATAAGCTCCTCCAAGTATACCACCTACGGCTGTTCCTATTGGTCCTACCAGTGATCCGACCGCGGCACCTGTTAATGCACTAGAGGCAGTACCTCCTAAAACATCTACAGCATCTGCTCCACCTTCATGACCTGATTCTCTTAGAGCACCTGATGCTAAACTAGTTAAGGGGTCGATTGCCATAGCAGCTAACATACCTCCCGGCCCACCCGCAAATTTTCCTAACTTAGAAACTCCAAATTTACCCAAACCTCTCATCATACCAGCACCTGGTCCTGTATATGCTCCTGATGCTTTAATAACGGAATTAGCTGATGCTCCTGAAAGTTTATATCCATCTTTATTATATGCTACACCATTTTGTACATATGATCCATTTTTAGTCATTATTTTAGAGTTTGGAAGGAATTGGTTGAAAGAGCTACTGGAGGGTGATTTTACATCTCCTAATCCTGAGTCAAGCCTAACATACATAGGGTTTGATTTTGAACCCAATGGACGAATCATATTCAGGACTTTTTTAGCTACTGATATACCAGCAACTACTCCTAATATCTTTAAAACAGTTGGATCTGTTAAATAAGAAATTGCTTTTCCGAACATCTCAGCAGCTGTTTGAAGTTTAGATACTAATCTATCTATACCTCCACCTGATATCCATTTGTCTAGGCTTTTTGTAAATCTATCAATAGGTCCACCTTTTTTAGATAATTGATTTACAAATAAATCTTTTGCTTTCTCAATTAATGAATTTAATCTTTCTTGGAAAGACATATTTTTCATTTGTTGAGCTAATTCTTCACTTCCTCTTTTTTTAATTTGATCCAATGAAAGTTTTCCGGCAGCATATTGTTTATATAGTTCATCAGTGTCACTAACATTTAATCTATTAAGCATCTCACCATTTATTAACATTTCTGCTAATGATTCTCTACTTAACCCATATGCTTGTGCTAACATTTGAGATTCAATCCTACCCATTTTTTGGAACTCAGCAGCTGTACCTATATCTTTTCTTATGGTTTCTGCTAATTTACCTGTTTGGTTTGTTTGAGCATAATAACGAGCAGCTTCAACATTTAACTCTCTACCAGTAATTAATTCAGCTGACATTTCAGCGGCTATTGAACTTTCAAAATCTAGAAGACCATCGGAAATGCTTTCTAATGCACTCATCTCTATACCAAGTTTTTTAGCTTGGATAACTGAATTAATTAGGGCGTCTGTTCCTCCTTTTATTGATAAACGTTGTGCTGCTGTTGTTTTAGCAATACCTTCCATGATTGACTTCTCACTTAGGGCAGTTTTATTTTTAAATAGTTGGGATTTTACTTGACCTCCTATCTCAGTTGAGGTTTGTTTTAATGTTTTATTATTTAATATTGAAAGTTGGTAATATGATTGGGCTGCTTCTTTAGTTAAACCAACATTTTTAGTTAATTCAATATAACTTTCTAAATTATTTCCAGATATTTGTGCATTTGTTTGGGTTAAAGAATTTAATTCTTGATATGCGTCAATTTGAGATCGTGTAGTCATCAATACATTTGTAGATTGTTTTGATACATCTACAAAGTTTTGATATAATTGAGTAGCTTGTTGTTTGCTTACCCCAAAATTTCTTCCTAAATCAACAACTTGTTGATCTACTTGGGTAAATAGGTCATATAGTTTTTTTAATACTCCACCAGATGCAGATAATAAAACTAAAGGATCTGTTATATTTTTAGCTAATGATTTACCAAGTGAATTTAGAGTTGCTCCTAATACATTCCATCTACTACCTGTAAATTCAGCTGCTTGTTTATTGGCAGCTTCTAATGCTTTTTTAGTATCTACAAATTTATTTACGATTGGGATTTTATTAATACCTTCTAATAATTTACCCGTTAATCCTAAATTTCTTTCAATATCAATGTATATATCTTTTAATTTATCTGCATTTTCAATTTGGTCTCGAGAATAGGATACAGCATCTCCTAAAAGTTCTACTACTTTTAATAAATTTTTTCTTTCTGTTCCTGTTGCTGTTGCTGATCTTCTTAATAATTCCGATCTTTGTCTTTCTAAGGACGTTATTTGTTTTTGTGTATTATATAGATTTTTTTCTAAATTATTTCTTTCTCTAGCATTTATGACTGTTTTATCACTAGTTTCTAATAAAACTTTAGAAAGGTTTGTTGTTTCATTGAGACTAGACCCAATTATTTTTTCTGTCTCTCCAGTTGTATTTTTTAAAGCTTTTAAGGATTGGGTTAACGAACCTGCTATTGAATCAAGGTCTTTTTGAATAGCAGCTGCATCTTTTCCAACATCACTTATGATTTGCTTATTAGTTTGTTTAGCCATAATAACAATTTATATGTTATAAATATTAAGGGGCATCATTTTTTAGATGCCCCTGTGCTATAGATTGTTTTTTGTTTTGGTTTGCCATGTTCTTGTAAAGTAGCCATAGAAGCTGCTAAAGAATCATCGGGAGAAGTTGTTTTATTAGAATGAAATTCTTTTAATTGAGAAAATATATAATTTCTTAACCATATTGGAAGATCATATACTACATCAAAACTATACCCTCCTTGCCCCCAAAAACATATTTCATGTAGTTGACTAAATAAGGATTTTCTTATTTCTGGTATATCCTCAAGATTCAGGCCAAAAAAAGTTTAGAGTAATGGGGATAGTGACGTCCTCCTCACCGCCGTCTTCATCAACAATTGTTGTAGACAAATTAATGTCTGGTTGGATTTTTGTGATATGTTCACGTAAAGATCTAGCATCTCTAGCTAACAAATAATTATCTACAAAATCTCTAATTGTTGTTGTTTCAGTATCTCCATTAACTGAAAGAATAATATGTTTTAATCTAGTTGTGATTTCAGTAGTTGCTTCGTTTGATATTTTTTTCAAACCAGCTAACTCAGCATCTATTGCTTTTTCTGTTTTACCATCCATAAGTTTAAATGTAATATTAACTTTTGAATGTGGTAAAGTAAAATTTAATTCATTTTTACCCTTAGTAAAATCATCTAAATTTATTTCTTTATTGTTAAGAGTTGATAAATCTACTTCATAATCAGTACCGTATAATGTAAAATTATATTTAGATCCATAACCTAAAACTCGAGCAGCAATTAATAATGCATTTTTATCACCAACAACTAACTCATCTAAATTAATATCTTTATCTATAATTAATGACTTTAATAAACGATCAAATACTATCCCCTTTTGGATATAGCTTTGGTTTGTTAATATATCTTCTTCCCTAGCGGTCATATACTTCATTTCAATATTACCAGAAGCAAGGGGGTGATTTTCAGGATACAAATATCCTTTTGAGGGTAATTCTACAATTTCTGTAGGGAATTTGGGTTTGTTTTCTTCCATAATTTTTATTATTGATAACTATTTACGATTATACATATTAAGATAAAAAAAGAGCTTGGAATAACCAAGCTCTAATTTACTTTTGATTGCCTTTCTTATTAGAAATTTAATACTGCATAATCAATTGACATCTCTATTGATATTTCTTGAGCTGCAGCTCCCTCATCCCAACTATAATTACCAAAATTAGCATTAGTAACAAATGCACCTTTTAAAATCCATTCAGATACTACATCCCCTACAGGACCTAAAATATCAACAGTTATATCTTTTTTATAAAAATCAGAATAACCATCTCTACCTGTTACCGATTCATGACCTAAACGAATCCATTCCATAGTAGCTTGAGCTCCTGATGGAGTAATTGGGTCGAATAAAGTCATTGTTACATTACCCCATGTTGTTTTTCCTTTAACTTTACGTTGTACGTTAATATGGTTTAAAGTAACGGTTTCTGAGGCTACTGTAATTTCGGAAATACCTTTTATCAAATATGAAGGCATTCCGTCAACATATAAGATGAATCTATTCTTTTGTTTGGGCTCAAACGCCGTGAAAAATATTTCGTTTGGATCTAATACTGCCATTTTATTATTTATTTATTTTATTATAAATATTAGTTATTTTAATTTTTATGCTGGGAAAGTAGCTCCTGTAGGTAATATGTTGAAGTCTAGATAAATAAATTCAGCTGTTTTAGTAGGTTGAATATAAATTTGTCCAATCATCTGATTTCTATCAATTACATCAGCAGTATTGTTAGAATCATCCATTATTACTTTAAAAGCATATAATCCTTGTCTTTGTTGTACTGATTCTAGATATGGGTTTACTTGGCTTAAGAATGAATTTCTTGTTGATGCTGTATTTTGTTCAAATACTAAGTTTTGAGCAACTTGAGAAATATAAGACTTAAGAGTAATTAATAATCTACGAACATTTACTCTATCTAAAGCCGATGCTCTAGTTTGTAATGTTTTTTGTCCGTATACTACTACACCTTGACCTGGGAATGTTGCTATTGGGTTTACTTTGCCAGAATATAAAGTATCTCTTTGTGTTTGAGATAATCTTTGTTCTGCTCTAATTACTTGACCTAAACCACCTCTGTTTATACCTGCGGGTGCGAACCATGGTTCAGATACTGAATCATTATAAGCGAATACACCTGCCATTACTGTTGATGCAGGTACCCATACTTGTTTACCTAAATCAGGATCCATTACTCTAACCCAAGGCCAATAAGAAGAAACATATGATGAGTTTCGAGTAGAAGCTTGACCTGTTACTGAGGTAACTGTACTGTTGTATGGAACTAAATCCAATACTAATAAATTATCACCTCTACCTTGAGTATTGTTAATTAATTGAGTACATTGTGCAGTATATGCTGAGTTGTATAATCCGGGAGTTAATAATATATTAAATCGATAATCGTCTTGATTAGCCATTAAGGAAATCATACCATCATAATCAGTTCCTACTAATCCTTGAGTATTAGTACCACTTATATTATTATAGAAATTAGCACCCGCCATTACACTACCTGCTGCTCCTTCAAAAGTACCTGTTTGATTATTTGGAATATAACCTGCATATGCAGCAACTGGTGATCCAGAATTATCAAAATAATTAGGTGTTGGATGTAAAATCGCTGATACTCTTACATATCGTGAAGCATTATCATAATCACCATTAACTGTAACTTGTGGGTTTGAAAGATTCTCATTAAATGCTACTACTGCATCTCCTATTACTTTAGAAATGTAATTTTCAGCTAATGGATCTAACGATAAATTAGTCCAAGTTTCTAAAACTATTTTATTATTAGTTGTATCATTACCTTGTCTAATTAATAAATCGAAGGTACCATCAGCGACACTAGCATTGACAATTTCCCATCGGATGTTATTTACTGTTCCATTATCAAGAGCACCATAAACATCTTCAGAACCAGCACTATTCATTATAACACCTTCAGACAATGTTTGAAGGGTAAATGATGATGCAAAATCTGGGGTTGCTACGTCCGTTGAATTAGCGTATGTAAATGATCCTGATTTTACTCGGGATACTAATAATGTTTCACCACCGTTGATGAAATAATTATATGCTGCGATTGATGTAAAGTAAGTATATGTTTCACTTCCACTTTCCACAACTGCCCCAAATCGGTTAATAAAGTCACTATATGAAGTAACAATTGTTGGAACTTCAACAGGACCTTTTAAGGTAGGGCCTATAAGAGCGGCACCAACGGTTACAGGTTGTTGTGAAATAAAAGATGAATCGTTTTCTCTTGCTAATACACCAGGAGATACCAATGTTTCTGCCATGTTATTTATGTTTAATTATTTTGTTATAAATATGTAAAAAAATCTCAAAAATTATTGAGATATAAATTCGCCTGTGTCAAGATTAACATTACCTACACCATATTTTACTTGCAATTCATCTCCAATCTTTTCAGATGATTTGTTGTGTTGGTTTAGTTTTTCAATCAATGTCTTTTTCTGTTGTTCTAAATTTTGAATCTCCATTTCTAAAATTCCAAATTGTGATATTAAAATATTGTTTTCTTCGTGTATTTTCTTTACAGATTGTAATTCTTCGGGGGTTAATGTTTTTGTATCCATTATAAATATTGTGTTTTATGTTAAATATTAATTATTTTATTAAGTGATTCTATTACTCTAGAAGAGGGAATTGTTTTAGTGCATTCAAATTGTCTATCTGTATTTTTATGATCAGGACACCATTCCCAATCTCCTGGGTTTAGCCATTCACGATTAAAACATCCACTACATACGTTAGCGTCATAATTAAATATACGTTCACAATCTAAAAATTCACTGTATGGTAAACTGAATCCTGAGATTAATATTGTTGGGGTTCCAACAGCCCATGATAACCAACTTAATCCACTACCTAAACCAATAAAGGCATCAGCGTATTTTAAATCAATCATTCTATCTTCTATGGGGTAATTTCCTGTTTTATCTATTACTCCTGTTAATGTTCCTCCTATTTTAGAATCATTCCATGCATCTCCTAATTTTTCTTGAGTAATCATAACTACCTTATAACCTTGTTCATTTAAATAATCAACAACATCTTGCCACCCTCCTGGGTTATTCCAATACTTAGCATGTGCTGAAGCATGTGGGGCTATACAAACATATTTACCGTTAATCTGTCTTGATTTTGAAGGGATAACTAATTTAGGTTTCGTTTCAATGTATTTTAATCCTAAAATGGAGGTTGATGTTTCACCTAAAGGATGTTGTTTAAAATCAATAGGGATTTTGGATTTATTTACTGTTCGGTCTTCATTATAATGCCATCCTATAGTATACATAGCATATAAACCATTAACTTCATCTCCCGGTTTAACAAATTGTAAATGTGGGTATTGTTCTTCAAACCATTCATTATGAAATGTAGAAGTTACTAAATCACAATTATGTTTTTTTCTAAATTCATCCACATAAGCAAACCAGGATAATGTATCTCCTAAGGCTGATGAATCTAGATGGATGTAAACTTTTTTATTTGAAGCATCATATGTGTGTTCAAATTCTACTTCATTTGTTGATTTATTTATTACTTTAATATCCCAAGTGGTAAAATATTGGATACTAGAGCGGGTCCACATATTATTAGTAATTTCAGTCTCATACACTAATATATCTTTATCTTTGTCATAAAATTTAACTATGTATTTTTTAGATTCAGGACCTAAAACTTCAACATATGCTCCATTTACAAAACTAAATACGCATCTATTTTTTTCTTCTTTAATGGGGATATTTAATTGGTTTAAATTCCCATATTCATTTATTAAAACCTGTTTCATATAAATTGTTTGTATATTTTTATTATTTCTTCTGATCTGTTAAACCATGATAAATCATTTGAGGTTTGGTTTACTTTTCGTTTATATAATTCCCAATTATTCATAATATCTTTTAATCCTTTATCCATTTCAAAAACATTACGAGGAGCTCTCCAAGCACCATGGAATGTAGTATTATGTTCCCAATCAGCAATTATTGGTAAACCAGCAGCTGCTGCTTCAACCATTGTTAAATTAGGATGTCCTGCTTCTAACATTGTTGGATGGATGAATATATCGTGGTCATGGTATAATTCAAGTAATTTACTATTAGGAACATCAAAAGCCAAATTTAATTTTGAATAATTTAACATCCATAGATGATGGTTGAAAAAACGTTTATTATCTGATGGTCCAGCAATAGTAATTGGTAAATTATTTAACATAGCTAATCCCAACCCATATGTAAATCCTTTCCTATCAAATGTAGGATCTCCTGCTAAACCATTATTAGCAACCATTAATAATTTTGGTTCTGTTGGTTTTTCCTTTTCAATTGGATAAAATTCGGATGTATTAACTCCATGAGAAAAATACATACATTTTGGATGATCAAAATAATCAACTAAAAATCTAGCAGGCATTAATGATATTAATGATCCTTCAATTGCTTTTAAATTTTCTTTATAAACATGAGATGTTTTTCCATAATGATAAGCATGATGATCATGTAATTGATATATATAAGGAATACCACGTTCTGCTAACCCAATAGCTAAATTAGCTACATGACAGTGAATTACATCATATTCACCTGGTTGGATTT